CTACGCCAAAATGGGCCTCAAGCTCGACCCGGCGGTCAATGCGGTGGAAGCGGGCCTCACGGAAGTGTGGAATCTGCTGGTGTCCGGGCGGCTGAAGGTGCAGGCGCATTTGCATAACTGGCGCTCCGAGTTTCGGAAGTATCATCGGGACGAAAAGGGCCGGATTGTAAAGGCGCACGACCACTTGATGGATGCGACCCGGTATCTCATCGTCTCGGGCCGGTCCCACATGCGTGTGGCGAAGGTGCTAGACTATGCGCCACAGCCCATCTTTTCGGGCGGGTTGGACACCAGCGGCGGCTGGTTGAGCAGCTAACAGGATGGCTATGACGGGACGCACAGCAACAGCGGTGTTGAACGAGGCACGGGCGCGGTTTAAGCAGACCGTGGACCTGTTCAATGACCAGATGAAGCGGGAATTGGACGACCTCAAGTTTGAGTTCGACCCGTGGCCCGAAGAAGTCAAGAAGCAGCGCGGCGGCGTCACCATCAACGGGGTGCCGATTCCCCCGCGTCCCATGCTGACCATTCCGACGCTCGACCAGCCCGTCCAACTGCTCATCAACCAGCAGAAAGCCTCGCATCTCGGCGTTCAGATTCACCCGATCACCGAAGACGCGTCCGATGCGACGGCGGAAGTCCTCCAGGATCTCTACCGCGACATTGAAACCAAGTCCCGTGCCCAACTGGCGCGAGACTGGGCGTTTGAACGGGCGGTCAAATGTGGGCGCGGAGCCTACCGTATTGACAAGGTGTGGGCCGACGAAGACACGGATGGCCCCGGTCTGGCCGACCAGAAGATCGTCATCAACCGCATTCTGAACCAAGGCGCGGTGTACTTTGACCCGATGGCCCAGCAGCCCGATTTTTCCGACATGCAGTACGCGTTTGTCGGCGGGTTCATGCCGTTTTCGCAGTTTCAGCGCGAGTTTCCCGACGCCAAGATGGCGTCCTACGACGACCAGGAGTTCTCGAGTCTGGGAGACTCCTTCCAGAAGTGGATTGCCAGTGACGATGAGGGCGAGCGGTCCGTACGCGTTATGGAATACTGGCGCGTCGTCACGACCAAGCGCGTGAAATGCCTGTATCGCGACGAGACGGGGGCTGAACGCACCGGCTGGAAGGATGAGACGCCGGAGGGCGTGGACATCGTCTTTGAGCGCGAGGTCGAAGACCGCACCGTTGAGTGGTTCAAGCTCAACGGGCTGGAAATCCTCGACCAGCAGGACTGGGACGGGCAATACATCCCGATTGTCCCGGTGATTGGCCGCGAAGCCAACATTGACGGTCTGCGGCGGTGGACCGGCGTCATTACGCCCGCGAAAGATGCGGCCCGTCTGTTCAACTACGGCGTGTCGTCAGCGGTGGAGACCGCCGCCCTTGCGCCTCGTCAGCCGTGGCTCATTGCCGAAGGGCAGGAAGAGGGCCACGAGCAGGAATTCCTGCAGTCTTCAACCCGCAATTTCCCGTATCTCCGCTACAAGCCCACGACCCTGAACGGCCAGCCGGTCGCCCCGCCGCAGCGCATTGCGGCGAGTGCGGACATCTCGTCGGCCATCGCCATCATCCATGAGGCGCGGGACTACGTCCACACGTCCACGTTTGCCTTTGAGCCGACGCTCGGCCAAACGTCCAGTCAGCGGTCGGGCAAAGCCGTGTTGGCACTGCAACAGCAGTCGGACATGGGCAACGGCGGGTATCTCGACAACCTGACGCAGATTTCGATGACGTATGAGGCCAAGGTCATCCTTGACCTGATTCCTCGCGTCTATGACCGCCCAGGCCGTGTGGTGCAGATTCGCGGCAAGGATGACGTGACCACGCAGGTCATGCTCAACCAGCCCTACGTTGAACACCCGCAGACGGGTCGGCCCATGCCGCTCAAGCCGGGAACGCCGATGGCCGCACTCCAGCCGTCGATGCCGCAGGCGCTGCCACCGGGACTGCCGCCGGGGATGCCCGAAGCGCCGCCCGGAGCCATGATGGCCCCGCCGCCCAAGCCGATGGTCAAGCATTACGACCTGAACAAGGGCCGGTATGCGGTCACGGTCAATGTGGGCAAGTCGTATCAGACGCGCCTGCAGGCGGGCAGCGACCAATTGAGCCAGTTGATGCAGGCCGAACCGGCGCTGGTGCCCGTGCTGTCCTACTACTGGGCCAAGTTTCAAGATTGGCCGGGCCACGACGAAGTGGCGGCTGACCTCAAGAAGATGCGCCCGCCGCAGTTGCAGGACACTGACCAGAACCAGTCTCTGCAGGCGCTCCAGCAGCAGTTGGCCCAGCAGGCGCAGATTCTTGCGACTGTCGGCCAACAATTGCAGCAGGCGCAACAGCAGTTGCAGATGGACACGGTCAAGCAGCAGGCCATGCTTCAGAAGGCGCAGATGGACAACGAGGCGCGGCTGGAAGAAGCTCGGTTGGCCGCGCAGAAGGACATCGAAGTCCAGCGCCTGCGGAACGAAGCCCAGTTGGCGGCAGTGGAACTGCAAGCCTCGCTGAAGTTGAAGCAGGTCGAATCGACGCTGGAAGTCGAGAGACTGTCGCTGCTGCATGACGCGCATGAGTCAGCCATGACGCGGCAGCATGAGATGAACCGCGACTTGACGCAGCACGACCACGATGAGCGGTCGCAGATGCGGGACCACGCCAACGCCGCGACCCAGTCGGAGGATACCGATGCCCGCGAAGAGTGAGACGCAGCGCAAACTGATGGCGGCAGCGGCCCACGGGGCTGACTTTGCTAAGGCCAAGCAACTGCGGCAGTCCATGACGCTGGCGCAACTCAAGGAATTCAGCGGTCGGGTAGATGCACCCAAGGCTCCCGCTGAAGACAAAGCCGCAGGCGTGAAACATGCGCCAGCCAAGAAACTCAATGCCGGTCGGGAACCTGGACACCCGAACCGGCACCAAAATCTCGGCAAGTATCTGCATCCAAAGAAAGCGTAATCAGGGGGACTCGGTATGGCTGATGTCACAGTGAACGACGGCGACTTCATCGTCACGTCGTCGTCGGAATCAGAAGCAGACATGCGCTCGGCGCTGGCCGAGCCAACAACGGAACCGTCTGGAGACGCGGCTCCCGTGGAGGAGGCTGCGCCGGTTGAGGCCGATGCGGCTCCCGTCGAAGACGACAAGAAAGAGGAGCCTGCCCCCAAGAAGAAGGGCGCAGAAGCGCGGAAGCAGAGCATCCAGGCCGAGATTGACGAACTGACGGCCAAGCGCCATGAGGCGCGTCGGGCCATTGAAGCGGAAGCCGCTGAACTGCAACGCCTGCGGAACGAACTGGCGCAGCAGCAGTCCCGTACACAGCCTGCGGCGGCGAGTAGCGACGACCCGGAACCCACGCTTGATGCGTTTGAGACGTACGACGCGTTTGTGCGGGCACAGGCCCAGTGGGCGGCACGGCAGGTCATTCGCGAGACGCGGCAGCAGGAACTCCAGCAGCAGCAACAGACGCTGATGGTGCGCGAGCAGGAGCAGCGCAAGCGGCAGTTCGCCCAGCAGTGGAGCGAAGCCGTGTCGGCGGACCCGACGTTTGAAACGTCGATTCGGCCCGACCTGCTGGAGATGAAACCGTGGAGTTATTTGACGCCGGAGGAACGCCAGTCCGCAACTGTGTATAATGCGATTGCGGAAGAAGTCCTCCGGGCGAGTAACGGGCCACAACTGCTCAAGTACTTGTCGGAAAACTTCGACACCGAATTTCAGCGCCTTGCCTCGCTGCAATCACCGGATGACCTCCGGTGGTCAATGGCAAAATTGCAAGGACGGCTTGAAGCTGCTTCCTCCATCGGCCCAGCTTCGACGCCGCGACCCATTAGTAGCGCAAAACCTCCCATTAAGCCGATGGGGAGTGCGCCTAGCGCCGGAGACGATGACGAGTTGTCCGACGATTTGCCGGTTGAGGAGTATATTCGCCGCGCCAATCATCGTGACCGCGTTCACCGTGCTGGCAGGTAACGGATCGCATGGCTAATACACTGGCAACCCCGACGTGGGTGACGAAGGAAGTAGCGCGTGGCTACATCAACGCGCTGAAGTTTGCGGCGAACGTGAATCGCTCGTACGACGACCAGTACGAGCAGGCGGGTGCCAAGGTTGGCAACACCGTCAACGCACGTCTGCCCCAGCGGTTCACGGTGACCGATGGTCAGGGTCTGCAGATGCAGGCGCTCTACGACCAGACGGTGCCGATCACGCTGACCAACCAGAAGAACGTCGCGTTTGGCTACTCGTCGGCCCAGGCGACGACGGAACTGAACGACATCCGTGAACGCTACGTGCAGCCTGCGGCGGAATCGCTGGCCAACGCCGTGGATGTCCTCGGCTTCAACACGGTCGTCCGCGACATCTATTCGTCGGTGGGCGTCCCCGGCACCACGCCGACCGCCACCCTGACGTATCTGCAGGCCATGACCAAGCTGACCGACCTCGCCACCCCGCTTGACGGGCGCGTGGCGGTGCTGGACCCGCTGGCGATGCAAACCCTCGTCGCGAACACGCAGACGATTTTCAACCCGTCTGCGACCATCAGCGAGAACTACAAGACCGGCATGTTTGGTCGCAACCAACTCGGTATTGGCGAGTGGTATCAGGATCCGAACAAGCTGGTGCATACGACCGGCACGTTCACGGCATCGACCCCGCTGGTCAACGGCGCAAGCCAGACCGGCTCGTCCATCATCACGGACGGCTGGGCCTCGGGTGCCTCGACCCTGAACAAGGGCGACATCTTCACCATCGCGGGCGTCAACACGGTCAACCCGCTGTCCTACTCGGACACGGGCCGTCTCCAGCAGTTCGTGGTGACCTCGACGATTTCGGACACGTCGGGTGCCATGACCATCAGCATCAGCCCGTCGATCATCACGTCGGGTGCGCTGCAGACCGTGACGGCGTCTCCGGCGGACAACGCGGTGATTACCGTGCTGGGCGCGACCGCTGCCACGTCGGGCACGCTGGCGACCACGTCGTCGCCGCAGTCGCTGGTCTACCACCCGGACGCGTTTGCGCTGGTCATGGCCGACCTCGTCAAGCCGGGTGCGGGTGCGACCGCGACCACGGTGAAGAGCAAGGCACTCGGTTTCTCGATCCGCATGGTCGAGCAGTACCAGATTGCCACGGATCAGAACCCCAGCCGTCTGGACATCCTGCTGGGATGGGCCACCATTCAGCCGCGCCTTGCAGCGCGTGTGTGGGGTTAAGGAGCACACATGGCACTCACCACAACGACTCTTTCTTCGGCAGTCACCTCGACGGCCACGTCCATCGTGGTCGCCTCGGCCACTGGTTTTGCGGCAGGCAATCTCATTCTGGTCGATCTGGAATGGATGCAGGTCGCCAAGACCTACGTCAGCGGCACCACGATTCCGGTGCTGCGCGGCCAGGACGGCAGTGTGCAGGTCGCCCACGTCGCCTCGGCCAACGTCACCACGGGTCTGACCACGGACTTCAGCGGCCCCGCGCCGATGCAGGTCGTGGCGGAACCGCAGGCGCTGACCAAGCAGGTGCAGTCGTACTCGGCTTCGGGTGCGATTAACTTCTCGGGCAACTGCGACTGGACGACGGCTATCCTGAACGGCACGTCGGCGCTCTCGATGACGCTGGCGAACCCGACCAAGGATCAGGACGGGCAGTACCTGCACATCGTGGCGAACGGCAAGGCCGCGCACACGGTGACCTACACGGCTGGCCTGGGCAACGGTGGCGCGTCCTACGACGTGGGCACCTTCTCGGCTTCGCTGGCCATGTCGTCGCTCCTGGTGGCCTGCAACGGCTTCTGGGTGTCGGTCGGCCCGACGGGCGCAACCGCGATGGTTGGCTCCCCGGCCTGGGCGTAAGACAACACCGAGACGTGGTTCCTGCAATGGGGTGGGAACCACGTCTTGCTGCGTGAGAGGACTGCATCATGGGTGTCGTGCGTACTGGAGAGTCGGCTTACGACAAGGAAATGAACAAGTGGGATACGCCGCAGCGGCAGGGCGGGATGCGACCGGATACGTTTCAGGCGTTCCCGGCCATGCTGTACAAGGCGCATCAGCGTGACAACGGTCAGTGGGCCGTCAACGACCCGTTTGATGAAAACTGGAGTCGTCGGTGCCACATGATTGTGCGCGACGAGCGTGAACTGCGGCAGCAACTGGACAACGGGTGGCGACCGACCCCGCAAGAGGCGCTGGAATACGCAAATCGATTCCAGCAGGCCATTGCGGATGCGGCAGCGGAACGGCATTTTGCCGACCAGCGCCTGAGCGAGAAAGCCCAGCGCGAAGCCGCAGCGGCAGACGCGGAAACGAACGACCATGTGCCGGAGATTGCTGCGCCCAAGAAGCGTGGTC